TACTGTTGTTGCACTATATTTTCCGGTGGTTTCTCCCTTAATTATAAATTCTATCCCGGTTATTGAACTAGCACTTATACTAGCTAAAATTGCTTGCGATGTTGCACTTGTTGTAGCCGTAATTGATGTAATAGTACTATTACCAATAGTTACTGACAATACATTAGCTATGTTAGCATTTAGATAATTAACACCGTCAATATTACCACCTGAACCAGAACCAATTGTTAAACTACCATCTGTACCAAAAGTTGCAATATTTGAATTACCATCTGTTGATATTGTAATCACACCATCTTGGTAAACTTGAATGTTACTTGATCCATTTGAAATTAATGCAGTATCCACTGTATTAAAGTATAGTGTTCCGTTACCATAAGTAGATAGATATTGACCAGCAGAACCATCCGTATTTGGATATGACAATCCACCAACTTGAAGACTTAATACATTTGCAAGCCCTGAAACATTTGCGCTTGTTAGTGTACCAACACTTGTAATATTAGGTTGGGCACTAGTTGTAAGATTACCATCAAGAGTAGTAGCAGATACGTCTGTTGCAACTACATTACCTTTAAATGTTTGTGCCTTTACGTTAGCATATTGATTGATAGTAACAACATTTGTAGCTACTGAAACGTTTGATCCAAATTCAAATTCGCTATTAGCAGTTTTCCAAATCAGTGCTTGATTTAAAGCCTGTCCACCTACACCATTTGTATAATTATCTAGTACAAGACCTCTATCATATCCATCATATGACGTTGCATTACCTCCAGCAGTATTACCACCAAGTGTTAATAATGGATCTTTGATAGTTGTAGTGGTTGTGTTTACAAAAGTAGTCATGCCGCTTACTGTTAAGTTTCCAGTAAACGTTGCATCTACTGCATTTAAACTACCATTTGAAGTAATGTTATTTGCAGAAATATTACCACCTGCAGTGATATTTCCTGAACCATCAATAGATACGTTAGGTGTGCTTGAACCAACTGTTAAACTTGTTAGATTTCCTAATGATGTGATATTAGGTTGTGAACTTGATGTGCTATCAAATTTACCTATAAAATAATTACTAGTAACTGTGTTACCAACACTTAATGCATTAGTTGTTGGATTATACGTGAATGTTGTATTGCTTGTTACTGCATTTGCATTGTTAAATAATACACCTAAGTTGCCACCGATGTTTGATAAATTAGCACTAATATTTCCGCTAAAGTTACCACTAAAGTTATTAGCAACAATTGTACCATTTGCCAATAATTGAATGTTACTACTTGGTCCTATATTGACATTACCAATAACATTTAGGTTAGAGTTACCGTTATCAAATTGAAAATTTGCGCTACTTGTTAAATCAGTACCATTACTAAATTGAATATAGTTTGCTGCTCCGCTAGCAGTAAGCATATCCCAAACAGTACCATTAGCATAATATAAATTATTTGTATATACACCTGCACTAGCAATAAAGTTGTTAGCATAGATATTACCTGTACCACCAACTACAACAGCACCTGTACCATTACCGCTAACATTAAGATTGCTATTAGTAGTTGATGTTGTAATATTACTACCAGTAAGATTAATGTTACCAATACTTACGTTAGATGGCAATGAACTAGAACCAATACTACCAATGTATCTATAACCTGAGACATAAATTTTCTTACCACTAGTTAGTGCTGCTGGTATAGTATCACCGATAAAGTTTAATACACCAGATACATAGTTGAAATAGTATTCACCTGTTGAACCAGAACCTGCAGCAAAAATTTGTGTTCCTGTACTTGCTGGATTACCTGCTCCTGGATTATCAATGTAAACATTAACGTTATAGCTTGCACCAAATTGAGTAGGAATCCAATTTGTTAAACCTGTCTTCCATGTTGGATATACACCACCAATTGGCACTGTTGTATTATCAGCAGTACATTCAATTGCACCTGTAACTTGTACAATACCTGATACTGCACCTGCAGTTCCTGGAATGCTTCCTGATTGATTCCAAATTGTATCTCCACGAATCAATAATGGACTTGGTATTGATTCGTTACTAGGACTTTTATTAGTAGGGTCATCGGTCTTGGTTACACCAAATGCCTGTTTATATAATAAGTCTACTTGTTGATTAATTGATACAGTCATAATTTATTGCCTTTAATTGCTTGCTGTTTGTAGAGATAGAGCAGTAATTGATTGTCCAGTTGTCAACTTGATTCTTACATAAATCTCGTTATTTGAAGTACTTGAACTACTTACTGTACCAAATGTAGCAGTTATTCTCTTATTTGTTTGTGCAGAATTTAATGGTGTTGTGCCACCTAATGCAGCACCATTACTACCATTTCCACCAGAACCAGCTCCTGGCTGACCAGCACCAGCATATGCAGTACCTAAAGTCAACCAACCATTTAATGTTGAACTTGTATCAATTGCACTACCTGGTAATGCCACCCATAAACCAGCTAGTGTACCGGTCCATTGAATATCAAATTTACTTGTACTTGCTCTGATAAATTTAAATGTAAAATATTGTGTGCTACCTTGACCGCTTAGATCAGGACCAACTGGTAAGTATGTTGAATAATTTGTGACATCATTCTTTAATATACCACCCACGATTGTTGCATCATATGTTTGTAGTGTACTAGTTTGACTATTGAAGGCTGTTTCACTTCCTGTATATGCAGGAGTATCTGTGCTACCTGGATTTAAAATTCTATAACCATTTCCTGATCCAGAACCAATTGTACTTCCAATTGTTATTGAAGTTTCTTCTAATGCATTACTTGTTCCTGTTTTGTATAAAACTGTAGCACTAGGATTAAAAGTTTGGCTTGCTGAATTATAACTGTTTGTAACTGATACTGATGGACCAGATGCACTAGAACCAAAACCTGTTGCTATATTTGCAGTTGTTGATACTGCTTGTGAACCACTAGATACATATAAATTTCTTACTAAAGGTGTTGTTACACCAGCTGCACTATATGTCACACTTGATGGAGTTTGAAATGCACCACCTGCAGTACCTGTTACAAATGTATCACTTAATGGATACATATCACCACTTAATTTGTTTACATTAAATGAAATAGTAAACTGATTACTTGAATTATAATGAGGTACTGTACTTGAATATGTATAAGAAGGACTATTAGGTGGAGTTATTGATGTCGTACTAAAACTTGGTGTTCCAGGATTGCTACCATCATAATACCATAACACAGTATTTGTGTTACCTGCAGCACTATCAGAAATATATGCTTCATTCCATCCTTGTGTTACTGAACCAGTAGCACTAGCTGAGAATACACTCCAAAATCCAACTTGTATATTTGCATTTACTGTATGATAATCAACGTTGTTAGTAATTACTAAATTACCATGTGTACCATTACCATTTAATGAATTTGTTAACGTTACATTACCGGCAGCAACTCCATTTAAATTAAGTTGCACTGTACCACTATTACCTGGACCTGCATTTGCAATAGTATTTGTACTATAAACGCTTGTTCTTAAAACTGTTGAAACTGTATTACCACCTGCAACTGAATGACCTTGTGTTGCAGTATTATCAGTTTGTGTAAAGTTAGCCATTCTATATGAAGATAAAGATTGGACTGAGAAATTTTGACTTGCTGGGAAGTTTGATGGACTCGGTGGAACTAGTTTACCTAATATTGCATTAAGTTCTGCAATACTATTTGTTACACTTGTTGAATTGCTTAATGCTACTGCATTACTTACTAAGTTACCTAATGTTGGGTCACCTAAAGCAATACCTGTTGCACCACCTGCAGTATTTGCAATGTTAACTACACCACCGCTTGCTGGTGCAATGTTAAGATTACCTGATGGTGTTGTAATATTTGGAACGATTAAATCTACTTGAATGTTTGCATTACCTGCAACAGTTAACACTTGAACACTATCATCATATGTTAAATTTGCACTTGCTGCTAATGTATTGGCTTCACCATATTGAATATAATTATTTGCACCAGCCGCTGTGCTAAACGCCCAAGGAGCTCCATTTGAATGTAACAAGTGATCTGTTAACACATTGTTAGATGTTACATTACCAGTAGATGTAATAACTACAGTTGGTGATTCACCTACTGAAAATCCTGCTACTGAGTTAAACGTTCTTATTGCCATTTTTTAATTTCCTTAATCTGAATAAACAGTAGTCATTACTTTATAAGTAACATTGTTAAACAAAGGTGTTACTAATAAATTAACATTTCCGCCACTATAAACAACTGTAAAATCTGCGACTCCGGGACTATTTGATGGTATATCAATAGTACCAAATTCATAATATTCTACATCACCGCTCAACACCACAGCCATTAATTTACTTGATTGTCTATACTGTGATAAACTATCTGTGGCAATGATCGTATAATCTATGCCTGAAATGTTACTACCTGTTGTAGTTGCTAAAATTTGATTAGCAGTTGATGAAGTTGTAGTAGCATTAAATGAAGTAGTTGTTGAAAATTGATTTAAACCTTGACCAACTGTAATAGAACTACTTTGTATATTTGTAGCTGCTAATGTATTACTTGTTGCATCAAATGTAAAATTTGCACTTGCAAATGCATTACCATTACTATTGAATATAACATCATTAGTAGTTCCTGGTACTGTTAATCCACCACTTATATTACCTGAAAAAGTACCAACAAAAGTATTTGCAGTTAATGTACCTGCTATGTTTGCACTACTATTAATTACTAAATGTTGAAATGTTGCAGTATTACCATATACGTTTCCATTACCATCTGCTAATGGTATAGGTGGAATACCTATTGTATAACCGCCTGCTGAATTGAATGGATTAGGTGTTGCCATGGTTGTCTTGAATATTATCCTATCATGTATTTATCATTGTTAATAATTGTTGCCGGTAACAAAAAAGGACTCGCAAGAGTCCTTTTCCTTCCCATTTACCGAACAGGATATTTCTATATTAATAGAATGTTAAGTTTTGTACAGCGATTTCACCTAAGTAATCAGCAGCATTACCAAATGATGATGCTGTGTTAGTTAGTTCGATGTAACCATAACGTGTCATAAATGACACTACTGGTTCAAATGTTGTTGGATCTAGTACAACACCAGAACTCATCAAAGGAATATATGGGCAATAGAATGCAGCAGCATCTGTCTCGCTTGTACCTTTGTAACCAACTAATACTGGTTGAGTGTCTGGAGCATATGTGTTAACAAACACACGCATTGCACCGTTCAATGTACCTACAAACTTCGTATTTGTTGGTGCTTCGAATGTACCTTCTGTAGTACGTGCAAATGCTGATGTTGTAGCACTTTGTAATACTGTCAATGCAGCAGGACTTACAACTGCCCAGTTACCAGCACCACGACGTGTACGTTGTGCAATCAAGTTAGCAACACGATTGATTAGAACTGCTAAAGCAGCATGTTCGTCACCAACGAATGTAGCAGTACCTGATACTGTAGCTTGGTTGTATGTATATTCTGTTGTAGCTAATGTGCTTAATGACAATAGAATTTCTTGGTCAATTTCAGCAGTAATTTCTTGTGCTAAAGCTGCCATGATTTCTGCTTCTACGTCAATACCATGTTGAGACTGAGCATCTTGTGCTGCCTCAAATGTCCAACGTGCTTGCAACTTACGTGACTTAGCTTCAACTGCTTGACGTAGAATTTGAACAGAAATTTGATTTCCACCATCGCCTTCTAATCTAGCTGTATCGTTAGCAGTATAATTGCTTGCAGAACCAGCACCTTTAGTAGTTGTTGAATATGCTTGAGCAATTTTGAATGGACTCAATGCTTCTTCACCAGCTGTTACTGAAGTTTGTGCATAGCTGTTATCTGTTAGGTTGTTAGCATAACGTACACGTAGTGTATGAATTTGACCAACTGGACCTGTCATTGGTTGTACACCTACCAACTCGTTAGCAATAACTGTTGGCATTACACGACGGATAACTGGTAGAATCACACGGTTTAATGTAGCGATGTTACCTGCAGTAGTTGTACCAGCTGAAGATTCAGCTAGTAGTGATTTGCGAGTATTCTCAAGAATAACTTGCATTGTTGAGCGGCGAGTACCTTTAAGACCTTCAAGTAGGGCTTCTTTGGTCTCGTCCCAACGGCTTTCTAATAGAACTTGTGACATGTATATTTCTCCTAATTATGTCTTTATTTTTAGAGCCCTGCCAAACGTCTTATGTCAATGACGTTATTACGGTCATCGGCTTCAACTTGTTTTGTGGCAGATTTATCCCCAGTAACTGTACTAACACTTTCTGATAGAACAGACTTTTTAGTTTCTTTTCTTTCATTGATGTTACTCAATACTGCTGGTAGATACTTATCAAAAGCGGCCTGTAGGCGAGTTGTTTGGACGCTTTCTAGTAAGTCACGCATTACACTTGCTTTCTCCTCATTTAGAGTAGATAACAATTCATCCATAGTTTTTTGACGACTATTAGATTCTTTAATAATACGAACTTCACGTTCTTTGCTTTCCACTAATTTCTTAGCTTCAGCGATTCTTACTGTAGATTCAGCTAATTGTTGTTCCTTTTCAGTTAATGCTTGCATTAACTTACGTGTATCAGCCTTCTCATTTAAATGAGTAGAACTAAATTCACTAGCAAAACTTTCAAAGATACGGCGACCAAAATCGTTTTCACGTGCAGTCTTAATATCTTCTTTCAATTGGCTTAGTTCACCTTTTAGATGTCTAGCAACAGATTCGTTAACACGTTTTCCACTTTCAGCAACAAATTTTGCTTTCAATGTTTCTAACTGTTTACGACCTTCAGCTACTAACTTAACCTTTGCTTCAACTACTGCTTGTTTGTCAGCAGAGAATTCTTTAATTTCTCTTGATAAAGCATGAACAATGAATTGCTCTAACTTTTGTTGACTTTCAAGTTGTAGTTTGCGCTCATTACGTAATTGTTTAATTTCTTCTGATAATTTTGTTACCATAAAGTCATTAAATTTACTTGCGTTTTCACGTAATTTTTGTTGCGCTTTAACACGGTCTTCGTTCATAGCCTTTTTCTCTTCCTGAAATTCTACAATTTCAGATTGAAGGCCATCTGTAACCATCTTATCTAGGGCTTCTACCATTATACTTTTATCGTGTTCATAACGTTGTGCAAATTCTTCTCTTAACTCTGCACGTACTTGCTCTTTAGCTTCATTCAATTTAGATTCCCATGCCTCGTTTATAGCTTGGCTGGTTTCTTCATTGATGATACCTGTTTCAAGTAATGGTTTGATAGCATCAAACATGCTGTTTCCCCTTTATATCTTGAGGTTCTTAATAAGGCGAGTTACCTCTTCTTTTAAGAACTTCTGTACTTTTTTGTCGTTTTGTGCATCTTTTGCTATATCCAAAACTCTATGACCATGTCTCATATTCATAAGACCTTCATAGATTGCTTTAGGGTATGCATTCGGAGCACTTGGCTGTGCGACAATATCCACAGTGACTATTTCAAAGTCACTAACCTTTCCTGTTGCATCGTCAACGTTGCCGCTGCCTCTGCTTGAGACTCCTAACTTCACTCCACTTTCTAACATTGTTGATACAAGTTGTCCCATTGGAGTTGGTAATATTTTTAATTTGCCGAAACCGTTAGCACCATCCATCCACATTGATGTAATCATATGTGATACACGGTCTAAGTTTATTTTTAAATCATCAGGGTGATCTACTTCACCTAATACTGAGTTGCCTTCTGTAATCTGTTCATTTAGAGTTTGTACAGCTGCTTCAATTTCAGATACGGGGTAAATGCGTTCATTGGCATTTCTTACCCCACCCTGAATGAAAATCCCTTTCATGTAAAGGGACTTCTTATCGCCGTCTTCTTTAACACTTTCCACAACCATGCTTGCACGGTCAAATGTTAAATTTTCCTTAAGATACAAAGCCATTATCTCAGGTTACCTTACTTCTTAACGATTCTTTTTGTAGCTTGTTGTGCTACTGGCTTCTTAACAGATTTCTTAGATTCAACTACAGATTTCTTGTTAACTCCGTCATCACCTTGTTTAGCTTTAGGTGCTGTTTCGCCCTTTTCTTTAAACTTGAAGCTATTTGGACTATTGCCATATGTGCCTGCATGTTTAATATCTTTAGTTGCTGGATTTAATACACCACCTTGTGTACCACCCTTACCACCGTCACCGCCTTTAGCAATGTTTTGTGTACCAGCACCGTTAGAACTAATCATTGAATTCTTACCTGCTACTGGGCTTTTTGTTTGTTGTCCGTTATCACCATGAGTTACAGAAACTTTCTTTAATTGGATAGCTTCGTCTACTTTCTTAGACTCATCTTCTTCCTCATCTTCGTCTTCTTCTTCCTCATCGTCTTCTTCTTTAGATTCCATCATGTCTTGATCTTCATCGCCCATCATGTCTTCATCGCCCATATCTTCAGAGCCTTCTTCATGACCTTCTTCATTGCCCATGATTTCTTCAAACTCAGCCATTAACTGGTCTAGTTTGTCTTCTAAGTCAACTACACGGTCTTCTAATTCTTCTTCACCGCCTTCGTGATCCATGTCGTCAGAATCTAAATCCATTTCGTCATCGTCACCTAAGCCGTCTTGGTCATCAACTTCAATGTCAGAAAACTCATCATCTTCTTCATGCATACCAACTTCTTCTGCGTGAGTTTGATCACCTAGTTCGTCTAGCATACCCATTGAACTGTCTTCGCCAGACATTTCGTTCATTTCTTCGTCCATTAAATTTTCATAGATTTGGCGTGATTTCTCAACCACGATATCGTGAAATAATGCACGTGCTTGTTCTTCGTTCTCATTGATAATTAAATCAATAAGTTGTTCAAATTTTTTGTTATCCATTGTTGTCTCCTGTGAATGTAAAATGGCTTTGTATATGATATTTACACATTAGCGTGAAATACTAGTCAATAAGTGCTATTTTTTTGCGTTTTTGATATAAAACTGTAATATTTTATAGAGTTGGCATGCCTTCCTGTGCTACAGGTGCATATTGTTTGCGTACTTTTTTAAGATTAGATACATGTTCAAAGTTACGAACATCATTCATTTTGCGTAATTTTCTAATTTGACGTAAGGTTAACTTAGTCTTACGTGTGTCTTTTAATTTGAGTTGGCTATTATCTGACCCGGTATCTTGATACCCAGGAGTCGCTTTGTCAAACATCTCAAATAATTTCATAGTAATTTATTTATCATAAATTTGGTGCGCCAGCTGGAGCTCCGGCGCCACCTGCAGGCATTGTTTCAGGTCCACCTACTGCAGGTGGCAATTCAGGACTCATACCTGCTTCTGGATTGTTTTCCATATCTTGCATTTCTTCAGCAGATTCAGTATCACTTTCAATGTCACCTT